CCTTTGCTTCAAATTCTTGATAAGGCTCAATGTATGCTTTTTTGACTGTTTTTCTTTCAGTTTCTAATTTTTTAGCATACGAACGATATAATGGAACCATTCCAGTTTTAGCTTTAACAAAATCTTTGTAGTTCTTTTCATCTACAACCACACCTTTTTTAGCTTCAATTGCTGGAATCAATTTGACCATTTCATCAATATTTGAGACAATCGCTTCATTTGCTGGTCTTTTTTGAACTTCTAATGAAAGGTGTTTTTCATCAATGTCAACGTGTTCTTCAATAACTTCAGCTTTTGCTTCAACTACCTTTTCTTCTTCAGTTGGTCTAAAGAATTCGATGACGTTGACAACTTTATAACGTTCATCAAGTTCTTGGTTAGCCGGTTGCCAGAAGATTGCATTATCTTGTTTTAAAATGACAAATGCTTTATCTCCTGGATATGTTAGTTTGACAACTAGTTCTCCATTCACAAGAAAGCAGTTATTGATTGATAAGAAATTGATTACTTTTTCAAATTCTTCTTTGGTTGTAATTTTTACAGCTACCAATTCATTGAGTAGCCCTGATTGAAACTCATTCATGTTCTTTCTTTTCCTCCTTTTAAGCATCTAAATTCATTGCTAATTGACTGTTGTACTCTTTAATTTTCAAGCTTGTATTGACTTCAGGTGACCAAGATTCAAGATATTCTTTTGCGTTTTCAAATTCGGTCTTCAAAGTATCTCTAAATGAACCTAACTTAAAATAGTTCTTGTAGTCTCTCCAGATATTGCTAAAAATCTTTCTGCTCATTAATTGGTAGGCTCTAGAATCAAAACCTCCCAAAGTTCTGATCACTGTTGCTTTAGCAATCTTTTCAAGTATTTGTTGTTGAGAGCTATCAATCGTTGTTGATTTTTCTAAGCTTGATACTTTTTCTTCAAGAACATCAACTCTTTGAGCTGTCTCTTCTTGAACCTTAACACTTAAGAATAAAATTTCTCTATCAGTTTTTGGAATTTTTATTTGTTTTTCCATTTCTTCAAAACGATTAACATATTTAGCAGTAAAGATTACACCTTTTTCTCCAGTTAACTTGTTTGCTACCATTTCACAACCTTTCTTGGTTAATAAATAACAAGGTTGTTCTTTATTTTGATTATTTACATATGTGCTTGGTACAAAAAATTGATGACTGCTTAATTTTGAGCCGTCCAATATTTCAATATATTTTCTAATCTTTGA